CGTCGAGCATGAGTGGACTTCCGATGGCTTTTGGCGATATTTGTGTTGCCAAGAAGCTCAGGAGCAACGTGAGTTTGAAGAAGATGTGGCTGAAAACCGCATCTGGTGGTCAATCATCACAGCTGATGAGGCTATGATGCATTCCTTCTGGAAAGATAACGCTTTACAACGTCGTCAACGCCAGGTCTTTGATGCTCACAGGGCTTTACAACGCCCTGTCATGCGAGATTTATTTCGTGTGGCAATTGGACTGATAGTACTCAATGGTTTGGGTTTGTTTCAGTTCGCTGATGCCGTAGGCACTCAGTTTCCTTTGGCTATTCCGCTGGATGGTGATGAAGTAGATCCAATCATTTTTATGATGACATCTATAGTCATGGCTGTCGCTTTATTGGGTCATAAAATTGCATTGACGGGAGTCCATGCACAGTTACTGGCTGTTGTTCCAGTAGTCTTTCTCATGTGTCAAACTGCTATGGCTGCAGATTGGGAAGTGACTCAAGATGGAATGAGTTATGGTGTTCATACCAATGAACTTAAGATTGTTCAGGATTGTCTTTCTAGTAATGGAAAGGTTATCCAATCTGAGTTTGGCTTTGGTTGTTCATATCCATCTTCGCCTGTGCCACCTCCTCCCCCTCCCACATTTTGGGAGATTATGAGGCCACAGATGTTTGAAGCCGGGGTCTTTGTGTGGACTTCGGTTTGCTACTTGTTGTACGAGTTGTGCAATTTTGCTTATAATACTGATATTCGTGACGCATCTATGTGTCTTTCAGCATTCGCAATTTGCAACCTGGCAATGAGAGTGCGTAGTCTGGAACGTAGTTTCCGACTTGACCCCACCCAAGTTAAGGTGGAGTCCAACATTCAAGTGCCAGCGCCAATTTCTGAACCCGTTTTAGAGATTCATGCTGGTTCGTCTACCCGGCGAAATCTTGATGTTGCCGAAATTAAACCCGAAATGTTGGTACCAACTTCAAATAGGACCCTGTCACTTCTTCCTTACGGAATTGTCACCTTTGAATCTGAAGATTGTACTATTCTCGGTATGGGTGTTCGTCTTGATGCTTTGTATACTTGCGCCCATGTTTACGGTGGTTGTGTTAACTATCCCGCTCCTGTGGTTATTAAATGCCCTGGGAATGTTAATTCTCTCCCCCTTGCCTTTAATGGCAAAATCGTACCCACCACGACTGTCAATTCTGGTATCGATTGTACTGGCTTATTACTTCCCAGCTGGTCTCAAATTGGTGCCCGTCAGCGTGAATTTGCTATTCCTCGCATTGGTGCAAATTGCTATCTGTATTATCCCGCAAAAGGACAGCCAGGATGGTTTTGGCGAACTACTGGGAAAATTACAGAAAGAGTTGGACGATTTGGGTTCTTCCACACGTGTTCGACTGAGCCTGGAGCCTCAGGAACCCCTATTTTCTCCGAATCTGGTAAGATTTACGGCATTCATGTTGCTTCTTATGCTTTGGAGGAGTGCAATATTGGGGTAACCATGCCATGGTTGTTGGGTGAAAAGAAAGAGTCTCTTAATAGCCCGTCTTCAGAGCCAAATGTTCCAATCCTAGAAGATCAACCGTTTATCGATTTTGTTGATAAATTGATTAATGATGATAAAGAGGAGTTGGAGATCACCGAAGTTATCCATAATGGCCGACCAAGGGTGATTATGCAAATTGGTGATGCAATGAACCAACAGTTGGGTGTTGGTGCTGTCTCGAATGTACTTGATTACAAAGAGAAAGTTAAAATGTTTGAAGCTAAGATTGAACATTGTGATCGTATGTTAGACCCGCATGGTGTTGGTCCAATAGATGATCGTCGTCGTGAGAAACTTGAAAGAGTTCGTGATGTTTGTAATAACTTGCTTAGGCAAGCTCGTGAGGCTGATGAAGCCCAAAATCGCGAAGACCGTGGCAACATTTTGCGTGAAGCTCGTAACGTTGAATTGTTAGAGAAACACAATAAACATGCTGCTGCTGTTGCTGACAAGCCATCCAAGTTGCCTGATGCGGTTTACCCTTTTGGTCTAGAGGCTAACCCAGCTTTGCTGCAACAACTCCAGGATTTTCTCCAGGGGATGCTCAAAGCGCAGACATCGACCCCGTTGCCAGTTACCTTATGTACCGAGATGAATTGCTCGGACTCAGAGTGGAACTCGGAGTACCAGAGCTCGGAGGAATTGGCATTCAGTATGTCGGTCGTGCCAACGTGCCCCAGTGTGGAGACGGTATCCCCAGAAAAGCAACCCGAAGCTTCCTTGATGGACTTGATCTTGAGCCCGGATTGGGAGAGTTCGTCTTCCCTCCAAGAACCGGAAGAGATGAGCTCGGAAGCCTCTTGTACCAAGGAGGCCTTTTCATCGGATGTGAACGCCCTAGCTGTGTTCGCGAAGCTGGAATCATCTCCAAAGCTTGTGAAGTCTACCCCAAAACAACAATCCCAGGGTACTTTGCCAAAGACGTCTGCAAAATCACAGACGCTGAAATATCAGAACTTATTAAATGCTCTGTTAAAGGTAGTTCCTCACCCGGAAGTCCTTATTTCAAACTTGAAGCACAGAAGGCGTTGGTCGGACAAAACCATATTAAGTTGGTTGGAACGATCCTCCGTGAAAGATTGCGGTTGCTCGACAACGCAATACTTGGAGGCAAGACGGCTCTTGAGCTTGTCCAAGGCGGATATTGTGATCCAGTCAAACTCCACATAAAGAATGAACCACATTCGCGTTTGAAGGCATCTCAAGGTAGGTACAGACTTATAGCTGTCGTCAGTTTAGTTGACGAGCTTGTAGAACGTATACTTTGTGGTGTTCAGAATAAAACAGAAATATCTAACTTCTTAGGTATTCCTTCAAAACCTGGTGTTGGGTTTTCTCAAGATCCGCAGATAAAGGCTTTCTTGGACACAATGAGAATGTTTATTGATGGAGGTGCTGACAGTGATGTGTCAGGTTGGGACTGGTGTATGTCTATGTGGATGTTAATGTTGGATGCTGAGATCCGCATTGCCCTTAATGGGTCAGAAGGGACACAGTATGCTCGGATACTCCGCAATCGTATGATTTGTTTGGGTTTGTCTTTGTTTGTCCTTTCGGATGGTTCTGTTTATCAACAGACCACCCCTGGTGTTATGAAGAGTGGTTCTTATTTAACATCATCAACGAACAGTCGTGTTCGTTGGTTCCTTGCTATGCTTATTGGTGCAGATTGGGCTATAACTGCTGGAGACGATTGTTTTGAAGAGTATATCGATGATGCAGTTGCCAAGTACCTTGAATTAGGGATTAGGATAAAGACTTATAAGAGATCAGTTGATGGTTATTTTGAGTTTTGTTCTAATAAGCTTGGTCACGGTTCTGCCATTCCACTAAATTGGATGAAAGGTTTGTTTCGTGTGTTACATTCCGAGTACAGTTTAGAGCGATTTGAGCAGTTCAAATCTGAGTTTAGACACTCCCCTATGCTAGAGCACTGTCTACAGGTTTTAGAGCGTGTGTGGGTTGGTCACGCATTCACAAGTGAATTAAATGCCTCGTCGAAATAATAAGAATGCTAAATTTGAAGGTAAGTTTGGCAATGTTAAGGCAGCTGTTAAGAAGGTGGCTAATGTTCGGAGGAGCATTCAGCAAGCTCAGAAAACCCTTCAAAAGCTCCCAGGTGTTGGGAATTCTTCTTTCCTCCGTCACCCGGGTGCGACATTAGGTCGCGCCTTTGGTGGCACTGCTGGCGCTAAAGCTGGCAACTTTCTAGGGCGTATACTAGGAACTGGTGATTATTCGGTTAAACAAAATTCTTTGTTAACTTCAAGTAGAGCCAGCTCTGGTGACTCTGTTCCAACCTTTGTGGAACATGGTCGTGGTGTACGTATCATCCATCGTGAATATTTGGGTGAGGTGGTGTCTTCTGCCACTACTGGAAAGTTTTCTGTAACTTCATACTCCCTTAACCCCGGTTTATTTAGTTCTTTTCCATGGCTTGCTGGTTTTGCAAATCAGTTTGATGAATGGAAGCCTAATGGAATGGTTGCATGTTTTAAATCAACAAGCTCATTCTATTCTGGTACTGCTGCTCTTGGTGCTGTCATTTTGGCGTCTGATTATGACGTTCTTGACACTGCGTATGCAAGTAAAATTGAGATGGAGAATTCTGAATTCGCTGTCTCTGGTTCAACTGCTACGAATTTGTTACACCCTATTGAATGTAATATTTCAGAGCGGCCAACACCCCTTCTCTACACGAGATCTGGGAGTGTTGCAACAACAGATAATCAACGATTTTATGATTTAGCCAATCTACAAATCGCTTCTGTTGGTTGTCCTGCCTCTACGGTTTTAGGTGAATTATGGTTGAGTTATGATATAACGCTATATAAGCCACAACTGTTTGGTGGGGTTTTGAATCGCGGTCAGTTGTTTGGAGAATATATGATCGCAGCAACCGCAACTGGTGCAAACATGTTTACCTCAATAGTGACGACTGCTAACTCTTCGATTCAGGATATTAATCCTGGTCTGGTTACAGCCAATAAGATCATTTTCCCAGAGAAATATGTTGGAGCTTACTGGAAGGTTACAATTCTTGTAGCTGGCACCGCGGCTGCTACCACATCCCCAACTATTCCAACCCTTGCGGGAGGAATGGTTGGTCACGGTTATGATGGTGATGTTAATGGCATTAATTCTTTCTTTAACAACGGTGCGGCTGCCCAAACTTGTTGGGTTTATATGGCAATGTTTCAACAAACTGCATCCCCAAGTGTTGCTTCGTCTATAACTTTTGCAGCAGAAACTTGGCCAACTACTCCGTTGGCTCGTTCTGTTATGTTCTTAGAAGTTATAGCACAAGCTGAAATCTTGGCCTAATCAGCATTTGTTGATTTCCCGTCTAGCGGAAGACGTTAAACCCCCCCCAAAA